ACACGAGCGCTATCGCCTCCGAGAAGGGGAATCATCCCCCCGACGAGACTCACGACATGATACCCCGCATTGCGCTTGAATTCGAGCTGTGCGCCATTGACCAGCAAATTACCTGCCGCCGGGGCGTCGAAGACAAAAGGCGACGAGCCAACGGCCTGGATTTGCTCATCGCCGCCAGATCCGCCATTCCCCACGACGGCGACCGTCCCGATGACATTGCCCTGGTTGTCGACGATCGTCGGTGGACCGAAGATCGACGTCAGCTGCAAGCTCGACGTCTGCGGGATGTGCCCGTTGCCGGTGACATTCGAGAGATACATCAACAGTCTATACCAGGGAATGTTGATAGTCTCGCCCTCGACTGTCAACGGTGCGTCGACGCCGGGGATACCCTGATATGACTGATGAAGAATGGCTGGATTCGGCGCGACCATTAGTTATGCAAGACCTTTCCCTCGATCCAACAACCATTCAAGGCTGTCTGTCCGTCGCCAACCCATGAGAGCTCGAAGACTCGGTCACGCGCCCGGCCAAGGACTCGCCATGTAGGCCAGGTGAGATATTCCCCGATGTTGCCAATCGACTGCTGGACGACACCAGTGAATGTCCGCCCGCGATCGTCGGAGTAACGCAGCGTGACCTGCGGCGTCGCCGTGCCCCCATCAATCGTGCCGCACTCCATGTCAGCGATGAACGAATTATATTCGATCTGTTTGCCATTCGCCTGGATGAGTCGGCCCTGTTCGTCGTACGATGCGCCGATGTGCTGAAAGGTCCTCGTGAAAGCAATCGGCCAGGGGGCGCCGCCGACGTCATCCGCGAAATACGTCGGATCGAGCTCGTAGAGGGTGCCATTCTCCCAGTCGAGGCCACACGGCCTCCCATAGATCGATGCGAAACACTGCACGCGATCGCGCGCAAGATGTCCGCTGGGCCCTGTCCATCCGCGTTGGGTCCAGGCCAGCATCGGATCACCAATCGAGTCATCAAAGGCCCAGGTCTGGTTCCCCGAGGTGAAATTCAAAACATAGAAATAATGCCCGTCCTGTTCGTAGGTATACGCACAAGCATCGGAGAGATCGGCGCCAGCCTTACGCATTTGCCGGATGGCATACGAGAGGGCATAATTCGACACGACTGTCGTCTGGTACCCGCGCTGGCGAAACACAACATCGAGGCCCGACTGTAGGTCATGCCCGAGCCAGAAGACTGAGATATCAATCGACGCGACGCTATACGGCGCGATCGTCCCGTGCTCGATATACGCCCCAGGCAGCTCTGCAAACGGCAGTTGCGGATTCCCAGCATCGTACCAGATCTCGGACTTCTTCAGGCCGAAAAGCAGAATCTCCCTCCGATTGACGTAGAGGGTCTGCAGCGGGTCCGGGTAGTCCGTCTTGCCACCAGTGAAGAATCCCGAGAACTGGACTTGGTTCGAGGTCGAGGAGATCCATTGATTCGAATTCAGCGGGCAGGGCCCAATGACCAAAAACGTATCTATATAGTCGACCTTGCGCCCGCCCTGGAACGTCCCCGTATTATCCACAATCGGACCGTAGGAGTTCGATGTCAGATCGACAACCCAGCCACTCTGCGAGCCATCAACAATGACCAGGCTTACGCCATTGTCCTGCATCGAGACCGGCGTTGCCACATTCGCATCGACTTGGCCGAGGAAATTAAACGAGAAATCCGCCCCGATGAAATAGACATTCTGCCCAACAACGGCGAATGCCGACTTACCGTCGGCAGACTCGTAAAGTCCTCGCCCAAAGCCCGCCGGGTTCACAGTCGTGATCTGTCGCAGACCCGGACGTTGGTAAAGAGTCTGCGGTGAGAGAGAATCCTTCGGATTCGTCTCTGGGTAGAGATTGATGCATTTCTGGGCGGAGGCAATAATGCTTCGTGAGGAATACGCCCCGCCAATGAGCGGAAGGTGCATTAGCTTACGCGGAGATCATCTGTTTCCACACACCGACGACGAAACAGTAATAAATCGCCATGACGGCAGTATTCTGGACTACGCCCGTCGCGACAGCCGCAGGCGTCACCGAATTATTGATTGTGATTTGGTCGCCCGCGGCAAGGCCGCCCTGATTGGCCTGCTGACCGAAGACCTGAGCATTAGCTGCACCGCCATTGTACACGATGCAGATGGCGCCAGGGATCGCTGGAGGCAGCTTGACCGAATCGGCATTTGTCGCGACGACATCGAGCCGTGATGGTCCCAGCGGCAACTGCACTGCATTGGTCGCTCCGCCCCCAGCAAAGGCCGTAAAGCCGGTCGTTGGCGAGCAGAACAGTTTCGCGAGGGTCAGACAGTCCCCTCCATCGACCTCCCGAAATCCGGGTTGAAACGACGAGAAGTACTGCATCATCGAGTTGAAAACAGACATCTAATAGCTCCTATCTGAGAAGATGTTGTAGATCCCCGGTCGGACGATTTCCTTCGGCATGATGAGTCGAGCGATCTGCGTGTTGATGCTCTTGACGGTCGAGAGGCCATCTTTGGCCAGACCTGGCAGCACATCCCCCGGCCAAGTCCCGATGCCGTACTTGGGGCGAAGCCTCATCGCCAGATTCGTCATGACGGAGGTGTAGTACTCATAAGGGAGACTCACGCGGGTGGCCAAGCTCGCAAAGCTCGTCGGCAGCTGCGTCAGCACGGTAATGCCGAGGGCATAGACATTGGCCTGGGCAATCGGCACTGGATAGAGAAACCCCAAGGGCCACGCCGTGTCATAGAAGACCGCCGAGGTAAACGAGACGAGAGACTTCAAGGTCACCCTCGTGTAATCCTCGCGACTTTGAATCAACTCCAGCGGATAATCCACCGGCTGATTGCCGACAAGCTGACGCAAGAACGCCGCCTCGATCCTCGCCGGACGCACACTCGGAATGCCGGTATTGAAGTCACCACCGGGTCCTACGGTGTACGACTGAGCCCCAGTCGAGTTATGCACAAGCGTGACCTCGGCATAGACGTGCCAGCGCTTGCGTTCCCATTCCTGGAGCATCCACTGGAGTCTCGTCCACGCCCCGTTGATGTCCTCGGAGAGGGGCGTCTGCCCGACGCCGAAGGCCCCGCTTTCGCGAAGAGACTCCGTGCAGATATCGCCGATGGTCGTGTTGGAGGGATCAAGAACAGCCACGAGGCGACGCCCCTAGATGCCCATCTTCTTCGATGTGCGCTCGGGATGCGAGGCGTCCTTGGCGCTGCGGGCCGAGGCCAAATCCAATTGCTTCTGCAAACGCTCCAGTTCCTTCTTGATCGCGTCGGTCGTCGAGAAGTGCGTCGTCGGCGGAGCAGCTTCGCCACTGGCCGCAATGGCATCCGAGGGATGCTCGTGCCAACCGGCAGCGCGAAGACGCGCATCGTCCTCGGCATTCTCCACAATCTGATAAATCAGTTCGTACTTGGCCGGGATGCGCTGAGGCCCAAGTGCGCTCGGTTCCATTCTCTCCGCCTCGGTCATCCGCTTTTCGCCTTCGGGGTGATAGAGCATCTTGGGATACTCGACTGGCCCCTGGTAGAGGACCTCGCCCGTATCGGCATTAATGGATTGGGCATTGGCAGGGTTCGAGGCGAATTTGCCCTGAGCCTCCATTACATCGTAGATTGTCATACGCTGATTGCTGCGTAAGCCGAAAGATTGAGCCATTAGAGGGGACTCCGTAAGAGGATGGCTACGCCATCAGGGTGAATACTTGTTATGCTGAAGGCTCCCGTGCCGGTCCTTCGACGGGGGCTGGATCTTCTGCTGCGCCACTGGGCTCACTCCCCGACGGATCAGGACTTGTCGGGCCTCCGTCGGCGTCATCCGCAATGGCTTCTGCGTCGCCTTCATCTCTTGGGACTTCATTTTGGACTCCTGTCTTCGAGGGATGGTCGACCCAGCCATCGGCCATGGCCGTATCCCGATCGGCGCTCGAATGGACCGTCATCTCCATTGTGCCCTTGTAAAGCATCTGCGGGAATGCCACTGGCGGCGCCGCGAGCGACTCGACGAGATGCATCTGATGACCGTGGGCTGCAAGCAGCCCGAGCCCTTCGCGGATCGCTGCGAAAGCCCGCCGAACGGCGTTCTCGCGTTGGGGATTTTGGGAGTTCAGCTGTGCGACCTTCAGCTCCAATTCTTCCATCCAACCCTGTGGGGGCGCCGGCTCGGCAGACATCTGTCCAGTCACCTGTGGATCATCTAGTTCCATTGCGAAGCTCCTTTGCCTTGAGGAAATCGGATTTGATTTTGTCCCAATTGGGAGACCAGTCATCCATACGTGGCCCCGCCACGACGGGGGCCTTACGAGGGCGGGGGACACCGCCTTTGCCCTCGAATTGGACCTCATACGCTTCGGCGAGCTGGGCGTCCCAGGGTGAATCATACCACCCGAGGCCCAACTCGGCGACGTCAGCCTCGCACAAGCAGAGATGCGGCTCGGCCGCGAGGTGATACATCATCTTGGGAAACTCGGCCGGATGCTCGTGGCCTTCGACCAGCCGAAAATGATGCCCTGCGCGGGCAAGATCTGCCAACGCGGCCTCTGCGGTCCGCAGTGCGAGATCACAGATCATCGCCTTCTGCGGCTCACGCAGATGCGCATGTTGGAGTTTCGCGCGCAAGGCATTCCAGTTCACGGCAGCAAAGTCCCATTCGAGAATGCCGTAAAGAGTGGCAGCAAATCGATCATGTTCTGCCGATTGAGGACAAATGTCCCCGACGGAGTCTGAATCGCCAGGTGCCCTCCAACGGAGGGCAGAACCTGGACGGGTGACCCAGACTGGGCGACGATTTGCGTCGCCGAGCCTGTCGCCGTAGGCACTTTCGTTGCGGCCATTAGATCGAGTCTGCTACGACGCAAGCCCACTCGGGCCGGATCCACAGATAGCCGTAGAGGACATCCAGACGGGTGATCTTCTGGTCAGTCCCGATGAAATAATCGGTGACCATACGCATCGAGACTCCGTCGAATTCGCACCGACTCACTTCTTCGACCTTGGTCGGCATCTCGAGATCGGCCGTCGCCAAGGTCACTGCCTCGGGCGCATACGAGAAGTTCTTGCGATATTTGGTCGATGCGGCGAGCGTCAGCGCCGGATTGACAGCAGCACCAGAGGCGGGGCTGACGGTCACCGTCTGATACTGGACGGCCTGTCCGCCTACACCTGGCACGATCGCCGGATAGATCGGAATGGTCGTCGCGCCAGCGAGGACATTCGCCGTGACGGCAAACTGCCGCAACTCGCCGGTGTCCGTCTTGTTGATCCGATTAACGGCATTGACACCAGCAATCGTGATGATATCGCCGACATTGAGGCTCCCTGCAAGGGCATTCACGGTCAAATTCAGCCCGGTCTGGTTTGCCCCATTCACGGTCGCGGAACCCTGCGCCAGCGTTCCATCCGTGTGGATGATGTTGGTCTGGTCCTTCATCCAGATGAACCCCAAGGCATCGTACATCCGCCCGGTGACATATTGCTCACCGATCGTTGATTGGGGATTC